CCCCGCGTGGGCGGATCGTATCTCTGCCGGTGCTGACCCTTCCGATATTGCTGCACCGTACAAGCAACGCATGGCTTCACTGTTGGAAATTGATCCTGACAGTATTGATTTTAATGACGTAATGTTGAGCCAAGGTATGCAGGGTGTTGGTGCTGACGGCAAGGCGGGGATTGTTCCGTTGTATGAGTTTGACAAAATGATTCGGAAAGATCCTCGTTGGGATCGGACGGAGAACGCTTTGAAAACGTACACTGATGCTGGTTCTAGTATCCTTCAAATGTTTGGTTTGAGGTGATTTGAGTGGCCCCTCCTAAAGGTGAATCTGGCGCTCGTACGGATACTGCTCGTGGCCGTGCTTTTGAGGCTGCTTTTCAAGTGCGTAAGGCCAACGATATTGCTGCCGCTGCTCAGGCTCAAAGGGCGCAGGCTTTACAGGAATCTTTTAACAGAGGTCAACTTTTAACTGGTCAACCTGATTTTGGTGGTTCCAGTCCTGCTGTTGTTGTTCAGTCTGCTGGTGATAAGGCTCAGGAGGATTACTACAATAATCTTAGGGAGGAACAAAAAACTTCCGCTAGAGGTTTCCTTAACACACTACTGACGCAGTACAACATGCAGTCTCTTGCCGGTCAGATCGAAGGGTTTATTCAACAGTCAACTAACAACGATTTTCTTGCGGAAAAGATTCGTGAAACGGCAGAGTACAAGACTCGTTTCAAGGGTCTTGTTGATTTGCGGGCGCGCGGCGTCACTGACGTTCAAGACGAAGGACAGTACTTGCGGCTAGAATCACAGTACCGCCAAGTGTTCCGTGAAGCAGGACTGGTCAACTACCTAGGCGTTTCTGGTTCACAGGGTGAATACAACTCTATCGCTGACCTTGTAGGCAAGTTTAGTTTAAGTGTCAATGAGGTGCAGGATCGCGTTCAAGACGCCCAGAGGGTTGTTAGAGACACACCTCAAGAGGTTCGTGACTCGTTGCAACGCTTCTACAATGTTGACCCAGCAACCCTTGTTGAGTATGCCCTTGATCCCACACGTACCCAAAACAAAATTAATCAACTGGCTAACACTGCGATTGTGGGTGGCTATGCTTCTCGCGCTGGTCTTAATTTGGATGTGGCTGGTGCTGAGAGCATTGCTGGCCTTTCAGGATCGTCAGATATTAACGTTGAACGGTTTACTGTTGATGCTGCTGCGGGTCGCGCTGTCCGTGATTCAACGAAGCGTCTTGCCGAAATTGAGAAGAGTACTCTTAGTGACACGGAGTCGTTGACTGCTTCTATGGGTGTTGACACTGAGGCTAAAAAGAAAGTAACAACGTTGCAGTCCCGTGAACGTGCCCGCTTCGGTGGCACGTCAGGTATTGGCTCTACCACGTTGTCTAACGCTAGAACAATATAACTGAATACGGGCGTGACAGGTGCAGTAGAACGTGGATCGGACACCAAATTGTATTGGTGACAACCGTGAGACTTCTTAACCCCGGTTCGATTCCGGGCACGTCCACGAGAGACACGGATAATGTATTCCGTTGCAGAGGGAGACGGCTCTCTCTGCACTATGACGCTGACTCATGCGGTTAATGAGCATGCCACCGCTTACGGGGCAGTCAGCACACGGATGGTAGTCCACAAGGTGTGGAAGCAGACTGTAAATCTGTCGAGTTCGCTCACGCTTGGTTCGATTCCAAGACTATCCACCATTACCTTGACCCACCGGCCCGAGGGATGTAGCAAGTCCGGTAGTAGCAGCCATTGTGTTCTCCCCAGTTCACAGTGTGGGTTACGTTTCATCTAAATGAATGGGAGTATGTATGTCTGAGTACAACGAATGGGACGACGATGATACGGACACTAACGACGACGGTCGTGGTGGGCAAGATAACTCGACTGGAATGAAAGAGTTGCGGAAGGCGAACGCTGCCTTAAAGAAGCAACTTAGTGAACTTCAGGAAAGTTATTCTCTTGTCACTAAAACTCAACGTGATCGTTCGGTGAAAGACGTACTCAATTCGTTAGGTTTACCGCAGAAAGTTTCGGCGTTTATTCCTGACGACGTTACATCCGAAGAGGACGTAACAGATTGGATTAACGAGTACGGTGACGTGTTCGGTTTTAATCCAAACCCTGAAGCCGATGCTGAAGGTGAAAATGAGGTGCGACAAGATTTCGCTTCTCTCAACAGGATCTCCCAAGCGCAGGCTGGTGGGACTACCTATTCGGGTGGTTCAGACCAGTTGGATTCTCTTGTCCGTAATGCGGGAAGTCCTGAAGAGTTAAACAAAATTTTGTTTGGTACTTCACAAGCGCCAGAGGCATACTAGCCGAAGGTTCCGACAAACATTCTATCTATTTTAAGGAGGTGAAACACTACAATGGCTAACGCATACACTGGTACTTCCGCTATGGCGGGTGTTGTTAAAACAGCATATGACCGTTATGTAGAGTTCGCTCTACGTTCACAACCACTGTTCCGCAACCTCGCTGACAAGCGTCCTGTGCAACAGGCTATGCCCGGTTCTTCTGTTGTGTTTTCGCTATACAACGATCTGGCTCTCGCAACAACCGCGCTTACTGAAGCAGTTGATCCTGACTCGGTAGCAATCAGCGACGTTTCAACTGTTTCTGTTACTCTGAACGAGTACGGTAACGTTGTTTTGAACCTGCGTAAACTTGGCGAACTGTCGTTCGCTGACGTTGACCCAGCAATTGCAAACATTGTTGCGTTCAACATGGCGGATTCTATTGACAAAATTGTTGTTGATAAACTGATCACGGGTACTAACGTACTGTACTCGGGTGACGCAACTTCAACTGTTACTGTTGATGCAGCAGACACCCTTGGTGGTGCCGAGATTCGTAAGGCTGTCGCTAAACTTCGTACAGCAAAGGCTGTCCCTAAGGACGGCATGTTGTACGCGGCTTACGTTCACCCTGAAGCGGCACACGATCTCCGTTCGGAGACTGGTTCCCTTTCGTTTGAGGACATCCGTAAGTTTACTGACCCTAACGTTGGTAACGTACTGTCGCTCTCTACTGGTGTCTATGGTGGGGCGTACTTCATTGAGACTCCACGGGCGTACGTTGCTACCGATGGTGCTTCTAGTGCCAAGGTTTACCGTACTTTGATCTGTGGTCAGCAAGCACTTGCTGAGGCGACTGCTGTTGAACCCGGTGTGGTTATTGGTAACGTTGTTGACAAGTTGATGCGTCAACGGCCTATCGGCTGGTACTCCCTGCAAGGATGGTCACTGTACCGTCAAGCAGCAATGTACCGGATTGAGTCCGGTTCGTCTATCGCTTAAGCGATGGTGTTTTAGGGGGAGGGTCCATCCTGCGGGGTGGGCCTTCCTTCTTCCCATTCTTTTTCTTTGAAAGGTTTTACTGTGGCTGATAATCTCCCGAACGTTATTGAGAATGCTCTTCTTGATGCTCTTGTTGGTACTACCGCGTACTCCATGACTGGGCCTGTAATGCTTGCGTTGATGACCGCTAACGGTAACGATGCTTCTGCTGGTACTGAAGTTACTGGTGGTTCGTATGGTCGCGTGAGTATGTCTATGACTACTGCTTCTGGTGGTTCTATTACTAATAGTGCTGAACTAAACTTCGCTGGTATGCCTACGGCTACTGTTGTCGGTGTGGAGTTGTATGATTCTAATGGTTCACCTAAGCGTCTTGCTTATGGTTCTTTGTCTGTTTCTAAAGCGGTCACTTCTGGTGACACGTTGCAGTTTGCTGCTTCTTCGGTGACGCTTAGTCTGTCCTAATGTTTGATATCACTAGTCCGGTAGTTAACGATTTAGGTATCATCCAAGTTGCTTCGGGTTTTGCTTCGCTTGCTTTTGAGTCTGACGTAACGGCTAACGTTACGCAAATTCATGTGACTAGCATTTCTATGTCCGCCGAGTCTTCCCTTAACACGTCAGTTGTAAGGGTCACTTCGGCTGTTACATTAGTGGTTGGTACTTCGGACATGTCCGTGACGGGAACTCGCGTCAGATTGGCTGATACGGCCTTACAGGGGGCTTCTAGTCTCACTGCTGTGGGTAAGTTGCGCTTCTTTGGTGCAGCCGACCTTTCTGCCGATCTGGAACTGACTAATCCTACGTCGGTCAGGGTTGTTATTGCATCCACGGTGAGCATGAGTGCAGGTTCCAACATGCCTACCGTTGACTCTCAACCAATCTACCGACTGATACTTCCAACGAAACGGTACGGCTACTCGAACGACCGCCTGTTTGGAAGGTACACGTTAGACAGTGGAGTGTCACTACTCATCACTGGTTCGACTGGGGAAGAAGCAGAGTACGTTACCCAAAACGAAATCAAGGACGCTGACTACTATTTTGCTGGCGGTCACCAGTACCAATTAAACCAAACCGAGTATGACGCTGTTACCACTGCCGGTTTTGAAGATTTAGTAGAGGTGGCTTAAATGAATTGCCGAACAGGATGCCCCACTGGTGGTCACGCCTCATGGGGTGAGTGTGCCCGTGCAGCAAACATTTCGATTGGTGCAGTAATGACCAGTGAGTTCAAGGAATCGTATGAACAAACAGATCGTGAATTGAAAGAGTACCGTTCGGTTCGTGCCGAAGGAATCCAACCTGAAGGCACCACGATGAACAAGATTGAGTTAGCAAAAACTGCAACAAAACTTTTAGGTAGACCGTACAATGCTGAGAAAGATCCACCCGCGAAGTTTATCCGATCTAAGCAGTCGGCAACGTTCGCTAAGACGGGTGAAATCTGATGCCTACTTTAAGTAACCTTATTGACTCGACTCTCATGTACATGTACGGGATGTCCACGCATCAGGATCAAGAAACGCACATCACTCAGGATATCAACTCCACGGACTTGACGTTTACTGTTGATGACGCTTCAATTCTTTCTAAGGGTCTCACCGAAATTGGTACGGAACTTATGCAAGTAAAATCTGTTGACACTTCCGCAGGTACAGTAACCATTGCACCTTACGGTCGCGGTTACCGTGGTACCACTGCGGTATCACATTTGTCCGATAATAGGATTGTGGCTGCCCCACTAATCCCACGTTCATTTGCTTTAAGTGCCATTAACGAAACTATACTTTCCGTTTTCCCCGACTTGTACGCTGTCGGCACAGTCACCATCGTGTCGAACCCCGTGGTGGTAACGTACGCTTTACCTGCCGGTGCCCTAGACATTTTGTCTATATCCTATGAGACTATCGGCCCTTCTAAAGAATGGGAACCGATACGCCGTTGGCGTGTTGACAAGAACGCTGACCCCACCAAGTTCCCTTCCGGCTCCACCGTATCTATTTACGATGGGATCAACCCGGGCAGAAGCATCCGGGTCGTTTACACGAAGCAACCAACACAACTATCCAACTTGACTGACGACTTCGCCACGGTCACTGGCCTACCAGAATCCGCTATGGACGTTATCCGTTACGGTTCCGTGTATCGAATGGCACCATTCTTTGACGCGCCACATCTTGCGGGTCAAACCGCTGAGGCTGACTTCGCTGCGAACGTTAGACCTATCGGTTCGGCATCAACGTTCGGTAAATACGCTTTGCAACTCTACCAGATCAGGCTTACGGAAGAGTCAAAGAAACTTAGTTCCATTTACCCTGTCCGTAGTCACTACACAAAGTAAGGTTAAACAATGACTAGAAGGTATTATTCGTCTATCGCCCAACGTACCACATTGTCGGGTTCCATCTTGTCGGGTGCCACCACTATCGCTGTTGTTGCGGTTACTGGTTTCCCTGCCACTAAACCGTACACTCTCATTCTGGATCAGGACACTGTTAATGAGGAAGTTGTAACGGTTACTGCTTCTTCTGGTACCACGCTGACTGTTACTCGCGGCGTTGACGGTACTACTGGTGTTGCTCATTCCGCTGGCGCGACTGTTAATCATGGTGTGTCTGCCCGTGACTTTGATGAACCTAACGCTTTCATCAACGGTACTGGTTTTGTTTCTCCAACTCTTGCTGACGCCAAGGGCGACTTGATTGTTGCTACCGCCGACGACACGCTGGCGCGTCTCGCTGTTGGGACGAACGGGCATGTTGTCACGGCTGACAGTGGCGAAACAGGAGGCATGAAGTGGGCACAACCGGGAGCGACACCCACGCAAAACACGCAGACTGGCACGACCTACACAGCGGTGCTACTGGACGCCGGGAAAACCGTCACGCTGTCCAACGCGTCGGCGGTGACGCTCACGATCCCGGCGCAAGCCTCTGTGTCGTGGGCTGATAACACGCAACTGAACTTCCTGAACCTCGGTGCTGGAACTGTGACGGTCACCCCGGCGGCCGGTGTCACGATCAACGGGACACCACTCACCTT